AAAATTCATATATTATATTCTTAAATGATTAAAAATATAATATTAATCAATGAAATAGCACCTCTGGACTTATCATGATTCTTGCCCCCGATTTTTGCCGCGCTTGAATATGAAATGGCCTATGTTCGCAGTCTTCATATTTGCCATTTAATGTTAAATATTTTTTAAATACTATTTTTGACCATGCTGCTTTAGAATGTGCTTTCAAATTTATTGGAGGTATTAAGTCCAAACGTATACAACCATCATAACAAGTATTTAAAAATTTGTGTGTTCTATATATAGAAAAACCATTGAAGGAGGATATACATGGCAATAATTCGCCAGGTTTCAACTTTTCCAGCAAAGTAGTGACATATTTTTGTATAATGTTATAAAATTGTACATTATTTTTAAAGTGATTATAACTAAAACAATATGGCCATATTGAGAGACCCCATATATCGTAATATTGTGGACTCGTATTAAATGATAGACCATCCCATAAATTGTTCTGCAAATTTTTCCGCAAAGGTTCTACATTCAATTCTTTACAATTTACGTCATCCATATCCATCATAATGAAATAGGGGAATCTCTCTTTATTTTGAATAACATAATTTAAACAAAAATTGCGAGCTATGGCCAGATTATGCGTCCTAAATGGTGATATCGGATTTTTATTTATATATAATAACATCTTTACGTTTTTTTGTTGGTATTCTTTGAGTATTTGCAAAGAATTATCACATGAATTATCGTAATAAATGACTATTTGATAGTCATTAAAGAGAGAACCTAATTTCTCCATATTGGCTAAAACATTGCTTAAATAGGGCTCACAATTCTTCACAGGTCCACAAATACAACAATTCATTCTATCTTTATACACCTTTAGAAAATCCATCTTTTCTAAATATGTATAAAGGTGTATAACGATTTGGCTCCACCTTTTCTAAAGGTGGATAAAGGTGGATAATAAATAAAATTGAAAATGTTTAATCACCAATTTATTATACTAAAACATATGACTTCTTATGCTGTCGTTACAAGCCGTTTTAATAATCAAACACGCGATGCCAATTATACATATCGTTTAAGAAAAGGGTTCGAATGTATGTATTGCACTCCACTAGAATTATCACCTAAAATTCCTTATGATACACCAATATTTGTTATTGAAATGAATAATTCTACTAACAAAATTGAAGGGATTGGTTTCATTAAAAATAAACCAGAGACAAACAAATATTATAAGGTTCATGAAGATGGTAATACAAATAGGTTTACATATATTGGTAAGTATTTTATGAACCGCGAATTAATTGACAAGCATAATCCTTTATTGGTATATATATTAGAAAAAATGCTATTTAAAGGATATACACATTCTAAGAGAGGTAGTGGGTTAACAATGATACCAGAAAATTTAGTGAAAGCAGAAAAAGATATGAATGTTAAAAAAGAAATTAATAAATTATTTTCGCATTATTTTATTAAAAAAACTAATATAAATTCTAGACAAAATAATTGATAAAATATAATAAATAACTCTAAAAAAATAATTTATAACAACTTTTTAATTTAGAACAATTTTATTATACTATCTATAATGACAAGTTTTAATAGCAATAATTTAGATGATAATATTTCAAATTATTCTCTCTCGGAATTATTTGATATTGCAGGAATTGAAAATGAAGATGAAAATGTAGATTATAACACAATTAATGATAATATGAATACACTTATAAAAAAAACGAAAGACCATAAATTATCCATTTTTTTACAGAAAGTTAAGAGTGAGCTTTTAAATTATACAAGCAGATTACAGGCAGAAGAAGATTCAGAAGATAAAAATATAATTGAAGGTTTTGGAAATAGAGAGAATCAAGTTAACGATTGGTATGTAAATCAATATCTTACTCAAAGTGACCAAAATCAACTCAATAAAATTACACAAAGACAGCAAAAAATTGAATTGTTTGACAATGAAAATGTCCCTATGAAACGAGAACAGATCGCAACAACAGACACTTATGCTGTCCCTGTTAAACAGGATTCTTTAAATCCAAATTTGAAAAATACTATAACACGATTTATAAATTTAGATAGCCAATTTAGACAATATACAAATGAAATTGACTCTACGTCAACTGAATACACACTTGACCTCTCTGATTCATTAAAAGATGCTTTAAAATTATCAGTCTATTCATATCAAATACCTTTTAGTTGGTATGTTATTGATGAACAATATGGTAATACTTGTTTTTGGATTCATGACCCATCATATAATCAGAACATAAGTATTTATGTTCCACCTGGCAACTATTCAACAGACGAGTTTAAAAATCAATTAAATAAATCTTTTCAGGATGCTGGATTTTCGACACCAGCAGTCACCGGTTATGTCACTGCAAATAAACCAGTATATTATAATGCAAACAATGGCAAAATTACATTGTTTTTAAATGGAGGCACTTATATTGATCCAAATGGTATAAATAATAATTTTACTATTAACTCATCTTGCTCTATTATTTTTTTCGATTTTACTGGATATTTATCTTGTATTGGTCTCTGTTTAAGTAAAACAAATCATTATTTTAATAATACACTTGGTTGGATTATGGGTTATCGCGTACCTTATGAAAATATTGACCCTAGTGGTAATATTGCGTCTTCCATATTGGATTTAAATGGAACAAAATATTTAATATTAGTTATTGATGATTACAATCAAAATCATGTAAATAATAGTCTAGTATCTATTACACAAACTTCAAACAAATTAAAAATTCCTAATTATTTTTCCACTGATATACCATATACATGCGTAACACCTGCACAAAGAGGCAACAATTTGCAACAATTAATGGACGAAATGACCGCAAAAAGTTTATTCAGTACTCAAACAACAAATATTCAAAATGGTTTATTGATTGCTGGAAAATATCAAGAGGAATATGTATCTACTCAGCAAGTTCTACCAAGTGCACCTCGTACACTGACACGTTCACAAATTTATACCATTAATGAAATCAATAAAAATAATATTAATCTAACTAATTACTTATCAAAAGCACCAACTTCATCTGATATACTAGCTATTTTACCAGTGAAAACTTCATCTGGAGTACCTAGTGGTTCTTTATTAGTAGAATTTAGCGGTTCTTTGCAAGATAATACTCGTACCTATTTTGGTCCTGTTCATATAGAAAGAATGAATGTTAAACTACTCGATGATAAAGGAAATGTATTAAATTTAAATGGTAATGATTGGTGTGTTACATTAATTTGTGAATGCTTATATCAGTATTAAATATTACATTATATTAATGAGCATATTTAATGAAATAGGTACATATGGACCTAATATTATTTTTGTTCTCTCTGTATATCTTTTATGGGAACATAATAATCTATTTTTCTATTATATAATTGGATTCATTTGTGATTTAATATTAAACATTATTTTGAAGTCTATAATACAACAACCACGACCTTGCTTTAACTCAAAAGAATTTGAATTGGCTCTCAAAAATAATAAACGTTTCATTTATAAAGATGGTCTTCCATATGATTTATTTGGAATGCCATCAGGACATTCATCTAGTGTCTTATTTTCAACCACATTCGTATATCTTGCATTAAGAAAAACCAATTGGTTATATGTTTATCTTATTTTAAGTGTCATTACTATGTCACAAAGAGTTTATTATAATCACCATACTTTATTTCAAGCAATTATTGGAGCTTTAGTAGGTACAGGGCTTGCGTATTCATTTTATCAGGTTGTTGAAAAGAAGATGAAAGGAACTATTCGAGTGAAACCTGATGATTTTGGACCCATATAATTCTTTGAGAAAGGTTTTGTTCCACTTTTTTAAAGTGAATATATATAAATGGCTTCTTGTAATGGTGATAAATCTGTCACAAATGATAACCCAAATAAGTTAAGCAATAGGGCGCAATACTCTAGCAATTTAACTAAAAATGATGACAAATATATTCAAAAACGTACTTGTAAACAATCTACGGGATTTTATCCTAGTTTTACACCTATTATTTATAATCTCTCGCAAAATACTAGTCTACATGGAACATACTCTTTGGTTTACATAAATGGTAACAATTTTCAGTCTCCATGTATAGGCACTACCTATATAAACTTTACTAATTCAGTCAACTCTTATAACAAGCTACCTATTACTTTTTATAGCAATTCTTATATATCATTTGTTATACCTATAGCCGCACCTGTTGGAACTTATTCGGTTGTAGCTGTCAACATATACAATGGTAATTTCAGCCCTCAAGTCAATAACGCATATCCAGGGGTTTTAGATTATTCAAATATCTTTAATTATGTTCTTACTTAAATGTATACACATATATATATACATGAAATATTTCTATCTATATATATTTGGTTTAGTTGTTTTTATTATTGGTATGTCTTATTATAATACATTAAATACATCCTTTTATAGAGAGGGATTTGGAATTACAAACTATGTTTTATTAGGTGATAGCATTTTAAATAATTCTTCCTATGTATCTAATGGAGAGAATATTGCTGCTTTACTTCAAAAAAAGAATCCTGACGGAAAGGTTCTTTGTTTAGCAACAGATGGTGCAAAAATATCAAATATTCCACCTCAAATTAGCAGTATACCTTCTTTATACAATGATAGTAATACTATTATTTTTCTCTCTGTCGGTGGAAATGATATATTAAACAACACTCATAATCCAGATTTTGACACTATGTTAGAAGAATATAATAAACTTATAGAATCGATTAAAATAGTAGCACCTGAAGCAACACTATATTTGGTTGATTTATATTTTCCCAGAAATAAAGATAGTGAACAATACTGGCAAGTTATCACAGAATGGAATAATAAACTTACTAAATATGCATCAGACAATAATGTTCATATTTTCAATGTTAGTAGCATTTTAACTAAACCAGAAGATTTTACTGGTATTGAACCTTCTTCCATCGGTGGACAAAAAATGGTAGATTATATGATTCATCAACTATAATTTGTATAATGATTTTCTATTATTATACAATGTTCTATTATTATACAATGTTCTATTATTCTACACGATAATACATAAGCATTTGATAACTCTTCCTAAAATTCCATTGCATTGGTGATTTATCTGCATGTGTAGATCCCTCAAATTTCCACGTCATATTTGAGTTCAATTTATTCTTCCATGAAAATGGCACCAAACGATGAAAACTCATGCCATCATATCCCATTTCTTTGCCTTCACACGTAATAAGTGCACAAAAATGCTCCTTCTCTATATCCCTTACGACTACACTATCAAGTGCATATTTGGCGTTATTCATTTTAAAAGATATTGCTTTATTGTCGCATTTTTGGGCTTCGTCTTCGAAGAATTCAAGAACAATGAAATGCGGTAAATGTTGCATGTTTTGTGCAGTGTTTGAAATCTGTTCTCTCCAATTCTCATTAGCGCCTCTAAAAAATAAAAATTGGATTGAATTGTTATTCAAATATTTGATAATGGCTATATAATAAGTTATTGGATTACCTGCTTCATCTATATTTATAATATCCTTATTTTGCTCTTTGTATCCGTCTGGTATTTGTTTAAATAGTTCTACAATAATACTATTGGTATCCAATACATAAGCAAAGTCTGTACCTTGTAAGCAGTTGTCTACACCATAATTCAGCAAAGCAAATGCGTTTCGCACATTATTCGGCATTGGAGATTTATTCTTTTGTGTCCCTTTAATCATCAATTGTCGCAAAAAATGGAAAAATTTGCGACCTTTATCG